TTAATCATCGTCTGCCTCCTCAACATTGATCCCAACTATATAACCTTTGTTCAATACAAGTTCTCTGCCATAATCTTTTTCTATCGTTAAATAGTCATCATCATTTCTAAAATTGTCCAAAACAAATACTATTTCGTTAAATAATTCATCTTCATGTAATATCAAACTACTACCGTCATGTAATAAAATTCTCAGCTGATTCATTTCCCACGCTCCTCAATAAGTGTGATTGATTCAATCGTATCTGTTTTAATATACGTTGGCTGTTTGATTATATTACTTACGTAAATAAAACCATTAAAATTTACCGTTCTTTCAACATATTTTTCAAAAGGTTCAGCTGTTTTTACAAAATAAACTCCACCTGAAATAGTTTTAATTTTAACATCCGTCATTTCCCACACTCCCTTATATTTTCAAACAACTGACCCACTTTAATAACTGCATCTCTTTTAACTTGCGCCTCGTACTTCTCTTTTGCTTCTTCTTTACTCTCTGCCTCAACAACTGTAAAGCTTTGATTGCTCTTAGCTCGAGTTATGTGTGTATGCTTACGTCCTGTTGAATCTTTGAATGTTGTAACTAAGTATTGTATCATTTCCCCAAAACCTCCTTGACTCGATCTAAGATGTCTTTACACTCCGCTACTTCCGAAGCCTTTTGCTCCACGTTCTGAAACACTCTCGAATTCCTCCACTTGCTTTAGTTCCGGTGTCCATATAGGCACGATAACCAATTGAGCTAGTTTGTCGCCTTTGTTTATGACATAACTACCATTCATAAATAAAATTTTATCTGATGGATGTGGTGGGGCATACTTTCCGTCTATCCCAGCAACATTTCGACTAAAGTTACCATCATCCCAAATCTCTAACGTTTCAATATCATTCTTGATATTAATCCCTAAATTGCCATGATATCCCGCGTCTATCTTTCCTGTTTCAATCACTAAATACGTTTTACTACTTACACCACTACGGCTAGTTAATAGCCCGACATAGCCCTCTGGTATACTTACAGCTACATCTGTTTTAATCACTGCCTTTTCTTGCGGCTCAAGTACGACGGTTTCGGCTGAGAATATGTCATAACCTGCATCTGTCTTATGATTTCGTTCGGGCATTCTAGCATTTTCTGATAATAGTTTTACTTGTAATGTGTTAGTCATTTTCCTGCTCCACATCTACATAAATTTCATACTCATCACAATCAAATGGCACTTCCATTCTCGCAATATCATGCGCCTCATTTTCTGCTTCGTCTAAACTTTCAGCCTCGATAGTCTCTTCAATCATGCCAGTGTATGTGATTTGAACATTAAATTTTTTCATCTTCCTGCTCCTCCTCATATTTATAGACAACTTGACCCGTCATAATCCCTACTGCTTCATCAAGTTCAATATCTTCTTTGAGTGCATCTTGCATAGCATTAGGTAAACCCTCAAGTATTTCATCAAACGCTTGTGCTTTCTTATACACGTCCTCAATCTCTTTTAGTAATCCCTCTGTGTCATTGCCGTTATACGCACTAGCACTTATAACGGACTGTTCTATTTGTTCACGGTTATTCATTAGTGTCATCCTCCATTTGTCCTAAAAATTCGTAGAACTCATTTGTTCCGTCTAATTTGTCCATTCGGTACAATATAGCACTTGCGTTGATTTTAGCTCCCATGTTTATAGCTACTGCCTTGTTCGCATTGCTCTCAATCTGTAGTTCGTTAAGTCTAAAACGGTAAAATTCGTATCTTCCAAGCAATTCATTTTTGACTGTGCGCCACATGTTCTCCAGCTCTTCGTTACGCTCTCTTAACTTAGCTATATCCACGATAAGCTCATCACGTTGCTTCTTGCACGCATCACGTTGTTTTCTCATCTTCTTCAACCTAGCTTCCATTACACCTAGTTGGAACCCTGTTTCATAGTTCACTTTCATAACCTCCTCTAAAATAAAGTTAGTTCCTTCTGTTCTTCGTATTCCAAACCATGTTGCTTTATATATATTTCGAGCTCTTCAGCAGTATCAAATGTCTTTTTAACACTTTTCCAACCTGGCACGATATGCCCATGAAAGTAATAAGTGCCGTTTACTACATGGATATGTGCCACTCGTTCGTTATCTTGATACAGATATCTCTTAGATCCAAAGAATTGATTTAGGTATTCTTTGCGTGCGTTATCTGTCATGATCTACTTCTTAACTTTCACGAATATGTCGTTTTCCAACAGGTAGCACGCATAACGTCCTCTTGGATGTTTCTGAGGTACATTAAACAAGTGTGGCTTCTTTCTTCTTAGCTCAGCCTCTCTCTTTCGCTTTCTTTCCAATTTGCGTTCGAGTCTAGCTTGTTCCAGTCTTTCTATTGTTTTCTTTTCTCTGTACTCGCTTAAACGCGTACCTTCTGGTGCGTCCATTGCTTCATGTAGTTCCCAACCGTCTTTTACTCTCTTAGAAACCATTCCAGCGGTTATACCGTGACTTTCTATTAATTCCATTTCAAATTTACTGAACCTATAAGGTTTATCGTTTATTGTTACAATTCTTGCTTTTCTCGCCATTTATTCCACCTCTTATATTTCTTCTATTCGTATGATTATTTTGGGCTCAATTCCATAACGCTTTGAGCTAGTTATTTCTGCAATTTGATTGTCATCTTTCCACAAATAATTGTTACAAGCGTCTAGAACTGTCTTCATCAAATTATCGATATCTGGTTTAGTTACTTTTAATTGTCCAATCGCTTGAGTTTTCTTTTTCTTCGACCATGATTTAGGTGGAGTAAAGTAAAACTCTAATTCAATTTTTAATGCATTTTCTAGATTTAGCTTTGGCATTTGATTTTGTAAATATTTTTTATGTTCTGTATATTTTGTAGGCATATATGTGTGTGCATATCTACCTTTTGTGCTAAAACGCGGTCGAGGCGAGCCCATAGGTGCCTCGAAAGTTTCGTTAAATTTAATTTCTATCTCCATGTAATCCCTCATATATATTCAAATAAGCTTGTTTGGTGTCCTAACTCCATTTGTTCATTATCAATAAGTGTTTTTAATTCATAATCATCTAAGTACCAACGTCGACCATTGAATTTTGTGTGTTTTAATCCAACAACTAAATGCCGTCCATCTTTAAAATGTGGTGTAACTGAAAACATTTTGTTGCCGTCATGATCAAATAGATAGTATTTATCAAATGCATCCATTTTCAATCACTCCCATTTGCTATTTAGACGCTTAATAAAAGCTTCTCTGTCTTTCTCAAGGTTTTCATCTACTTCCGGCGTTTTCGTTTCTCTCGTGCTGTCTGTGAGCCATTTGGGTGTTTTTTCTTTTGATTGTTTAACGAAAGGTTTATAATTTTGTTTTTTGCTTTCAAGTTGTTGCTTTTCAAATGCACGTACTTGTTCAATAGATTTCAAGTTTGCATTAAGCCATGTATTCAAAATGCTTTTAGCATATCCCCAAGTAACTTTGTTTCTGTCTTTAGCGATTTTAAGTGATGCGGTAACTATTTCATCTGAATCATTTTCAAATGAATCAAGATAATAATTTAAATCGTCTAAATTGTAAGAAGTTATGAAACCGAATCCGTTATCTTGGAAGAAGTCGAAGGCGGTTGTCTTCTTCTTCTCATTATTCACATTCTTTTCATTATTATCTTTATTATCATTATTGTTTGTGTTGGTTTGATGTTGTTTTGATGTTGGGTTGATGTTTGACTGATGTTGTTTTGATGTTGGTTTGATGTCGTTTTGATGTTGGTTCCTGCCCTGCTCACTTTGATAAAAGTCATAATTGACAATGGTTATAAGGGTATATTTTGATGTTGTTTTGACTTCTAACATTCCATCACTCTCGAGTAAGTCAAGGAAGGTTTTCACTTTAAATCGTGACCAGTTAAAAAGGTCAGACAAGGTCAAAATCGATGTTAATCTTTGTCCTCTTTCTACGGTTACAATTTGGTTTCCAATAGGCACTTTTGCCTTTGAATGATTCGCTTCCATGAGTAAATATATCCATGCTTCAAACTTTGAAAATGTTCTCTTTTCTTTAAATAGCCAATGATTTTGAATTGAGCGATCAATACTTATCCAACCAGTCATATACACACCTCACTTTCAAACCGGTTAAATTAGAATGGTAAATCATTGTCATCTATTTCAATCGGACCATTTGCATTCGCAAACGGATTATCTTTTACTGGTTTGTTATTTGAATATTGCGATTGTCCACGTGTTTGTTGTACTTGTTGTTGATATAAATCTTGTTGAGTGTCATTTGAGTTCTTCGGTTCTAAAAATTGAATACTATCGGCAACAACTTCCGTAACGTATACACGTTGACCTTCCTTATTTTCATAGTTCCGCGTTTGTAACCTACCATCTACGCCCGCCAACGATCCTTTAGATAGGT